ATTGAGGATGATTATAAGATTTCAAAAGTTGGTGGGCCAGATGATGACTACCATCTATTTGAGAATTGGTTTGCTGGTACTACTGCAGCTGCAATGGCATCAATGAACCACAACTACAATAATGTAGTTTTTGTTGGATTTGATTCTATTTGGAATTATGATTCGACTAAATATAATAACATCTATGCTGGAAGTGAATGTTATGGAACAGAAGATGACCCAGAAAACAACAGACTCGTTGAGACTGGTGAACAGGGTTGGATATCCCAGACAGAACAACTAAAGATTTTAGTTGACAAATTTCCAAACATAGACTATTATATAATGAAGGATGAATTAAGTGTTTCTCCATTGGAAGAATACTTGTTCTAATACAATAAAATAAAATGCAAATACAATGCAATACGAGGATAATAATATGTCATTTCAAGACTTAAAAAAATCTAGAGGTGGATTCGACACCTTACAAGCATCATTAGAAAAAACTTCTAGTGGTGGTGAAACTAAATCCTACAACGATGAACGATACTGGAAAATCGACTTAGATAAGACTGGTAATGGTTATGCAGTTGTAAGATTTCTTCCAGCACCTCAAAACGAGGATATGCCTTGGGTTCAATACTTTGACCATGGCTTCCAAGGGCCAGGTGGATGGTATATAGAGAAGTCGTTGACTACTCTTAATGAGAAAGACCCAGTATCAGAACACAATACTGAATTGTGGAACTCTGGTATCGAGTCAAACAAGGATATTGCAAGGAAACAGAAAAGAAGATTGCACTATGTGTCAAATGTTCTAATCGTTTCTGACCCAACACATCCAGAGAATGAAGGAAAGGTTATGCTTTTCAGATATGGAAAGAAAATCTTTGAAATGTTGAAAGACAAAATGCAACCACAGTTTCAAGATGAAACACCAGTAAATCCATTTGATTTATGGGAAGGTGCAGACTTTAAAATCAAAGTTCGTAAAGTAGATGGTTACTGGAACTATGATAAGTCTGAGTTTGCAACTCCAAAACCATTATCAGAAGATGATGAGAAATTGGAAGCAATTTGGAATAGTCAACATTCATTAAAGGATGTGATTGCACCAAGTGAGTTTAAATCTTATGATGAACTCAAACAAAAACTCGATAGAGTTTTAGGGATGACAGCATCTACTGCAACTGCAGCTTCAGTTGCATCTGACATGGATGATGTTGCATACCCAAGTCCAGAACCTTCAATTGTAGAACCTACAACTGCAAGTGCAGATGTAGATGAAGATGACACAATGTCATACTTCCAAAAACTTGCAAATGATGTGTAAAGGATTGCAATCCTAAGTTATTTGAATTATAAATATACTATGCACTAATAGGATTGTTAGGGGACTGGGTACAATATGACCCAGAGAGATATACCAAGTAGGATGGTTGAGGTTTGGGTATACAATTCGAGGTAAGGTATCAAGCGGCAGAGGATATCGGTTAAACTGCGGGGATGAACAACATCAACTGAGGGGCAGGTTTAACATCTAATTTTTCCAAGAGATGAGATAATGAGTAACTGGCATGGTGGCAAAGGTTCTAAGAGAAGAGATTCAAATGAAGAACTATATGGTGATAACTGGGAAAGAATCTTCGGTAAGAAGAAACCAGAGATAAAGTCACGCAAACATCAACCAGACCATAGTGTAACTCAAGTCCATAAGGATAAAACCAAAGTCATTCCAAGACACCAAAAATATAAATCAGAAACAGGAGAATAACACATGAGTTATTCAAAGTATAATACCACATCGGTAGGTAAAACTACATTTATGGATTACGATATCTATAGAACAGAAGAATGTAGTATACAATTAGATAAAGAAATATCTCTTGATAACTTAACAGAAGGTAACTGGAAGGAAGGTGACCACATTCTAGTTGAGGTTAGGGATGATATGGTAACTTTTACTAAGGTTGATATTCTTTAACCAAGTTGCCCTGCATATGTCATTGCAGAATGTTGACCCATTTTAGACCCAGATGCAACAAACCTTTTTTGACCTACATTATTTACTTGATTATTTGCAACAGGTTGATTGACTTGCATTACTGTACTTCCATTCATTGCATTTGCAGCTGCACCAGAAAGATTAACAGGTATAGGTGCATTGGTATTAAAGTTTAATGTAACTGAATCCATATCAGCAACTGCTTCTTGTATTCTTTCAAGATGATTAACTTTTGCTTCTGTTATACCACCAAGTGCCTTACCTATTTTATCTAATCCATCACCTAAGTAACCTAAGTTATCACCAAGTTCTTTGGTAAGTGATATCTCGGACAAGTCTTCAAGTTCTCCAACAAAGTCTTCTCCAATAAGACCCCTAAACCATCCACCAATTCCTTGTTCACTTTCTGGAAGTTCTGGAAGTTTAAAATCAGTCAATGCAACTTTAAGTTTTTCAAGATTATTAATAGATGCTTCCATGTCTTGGTCATACATGTTAACAGCAGCTGCAAGGTCTTCTAGTGGATGTTGTCCAATAACTTGAGACAATCTAAATCCACCAGCAGAGTCTAAGATTTCTCTAATATCACCAGTTATACTACTAAGTTGTTGTATGTTAGCTTTAATTCGTGGTACATTAATACTTTCAAATGGTTCGATACTTTCTGCAAAATTACCTAGTCCTTTACCCATTAAAACTAATACACCAACTAGTCCCATAACTGCTAATGCACCAACTCCCATAATTAATGCACCAACTCCACTGGACATAATCATACCTAGAACACCTATTAGAGTTGCAAGACCTAACATACTACCAAGAACTTTTAACATGTTAACCTTACCAAATGCAGCCATTCCTTCGAATGCTCCCATTTTCTCACCTAATGCAAATGCACCAAAGACACCAGTAAGACCAATACCAAGTGCAACACCACCAATAACTAATGCCTTACCCATTGCAAATGCAGCCTTACCAAATGCTGTCATTCCACCAGCTGCAGTACCTAATGCAGCACCAGCAGGGCCACCAATTGTAGATGCAGTAAGTAAGAATAGAGATGCTTTTGTGAATACGAATCCACCTTCTCCATCATCTTGAGGTTGACCATCAGTTGGGTCTCCAGACGCTGCAGTTGCAGCAGGAGATGCACCAACACCTTTTGCTCTATCTCTGTTTGCTTTTTCGTTTTGTTTGTTTTGTTTCTTATAAAAATCTGCACTAGCTTTATCTGCTTTCTTTCTCTGTTTAAAACTAGTAATGAAGTTCTTACCAGAAGTAACAATCCATGCTAGTGTCTTTAAGGTAAGTCTCTTAAGAAGGTTAAAGATAGTTCCAAGAAAAGGAATCTGTTGTAGTATACCAGCAACAGGGCCAAAGAAACCTAAGACTTTATCAAAATCACCTCTTAAATCATCTTTAAGACCACCACCAATGTTTGCAATGGTGAGGTTTCCCTCATTAATTGCTTTTTCCATCTTGTTGAAGATACCAAAACCACCACTCTTACCCCATCTTTCAAGAGTACCTAATGAACGACCAAACTTTTGTTGTTCTTCAAGTTGTCTTTCTTGAGCTTGTAGTGAACGAATTTGTTCCATGTACATGGCATCATCAAGTTGACCAGTCTCTTCTCCAAGTGTTCTAATATCTCCTAGTCTTTTTCGAACTGATTCTAACGCTTCAGTTGTTTTTGCAATCTCCATAGCAGATGCTTTATCGTAGTTAAGACTTTGTTCTAACAATGCAGCTCGTTTTGCACGAGTTGTTTGTTCATCTGAAAGTCCTTTAACTGCATCAAGATTCTTCTCGAAAGTTTTCATTGCATCCATTTGACCCTTAGTAGTCTCTGCTTGAGACCTTCTAAGTTGAGTCAATATTTTATTGATTGCACTGTTTGCTTCTTTCGAGGTTAACCCTTTATCTTCATCTGCCATTTTTATTTACCTATTTTTTTGCATTAGTGTCATGTTCTTTTGCAGCGGAATTGACATATAGTCCAAACCATGCAGCTCCAGCACCTACCAATATACTGATAAGACCAGATTGTTCCATTGATGGTTCTGGTAATTCCATAAACCACATGGCTGCATAGTAAACTAATACGATGTAAACTGTTAAGAATGCACGAGGCCATATTCTCCATGCATCAATTGTCCTTGCAAGGTGTACCCACTTCTGCCAAGGATTTACTGTGTCATTTGCTTTAAGGTCTCTAATTTCATCTTTAAGGGCACCATTCTCTTGAATCATTTCCATGAACTTGCTTAAGTCCATTTCCACTTCATTTCGAGACATGTCACCACCGAATCTATCTCTGTCACTCATAATACTCTCCTATTATTTGTAATTATTTATTATTTCTTAGTATGCTGTTTCATTTTCAACTCCTCATCTTCAAGGTGTTGAACTAGTAGGGAAACATATATTTCCCTTTCCCATGGCACCATACTATCTAATTCGTTTAATGACCAGTTATGGTGTTGTATTAATCCAAAGTTTGTATTAAGATAATTTGCGAGTGTCTCATGAGAAAGGGTTAGGCGAAAAAATTCTGAATCCCTTCTAACCTAACTGTATTCGGATGTCCACACTTACTGCAATTATACTCTACATCTTTTACCAATTTTGGTAGGTCATCAAACCATTTCATAACAATATTAAACTGTTCTATCGACAATTCATCAATAAAATCCATCAATTCTTTTTCAGTGAAATCACTTCTCTGATGTACATCGTTCTGGTCAAATATGGTTTTAATACAATGTGATAATATATCAAATATATCTTGTGTTTTCATCTCCATATTTTTACCTATTAAAGTCTGTATCTCAGCATAACTTGGTACTTGTAATGTAATTCCTACATCATCGGTTATCATAACCTTGTCATCTTTCATTTCACCAACAGTTTCAACAGTATTTAAATCAACTTCTATCTCTGTTAAACCATCACACTCTGGTTGTTTCTCACAACCCAATACAATTTTAGTAACTTCACCAACAGACTTCATACGAACTTGTAAAAACAAGTATTCCAAGTCTGTATTCGATAAGTCTCTCACATTTAGTTTCGATTCTTGTAAATCACTACATGCATCTACCAAATTGATAACTGTATTTGATATCGTTTTTACATTCTCATCTTCTAATGCTTGAAGTAATACTTTCTGTTCACCTACAGTGAATGGTCTGTATTTAACTTCAATCTTAGAAACTGGAAGGTCTACAAAATACTCAATGGTATTTAATTTAGGTAATCCCATAATATACTCCTATGTTAATAGATTGCGTCTTCAATCTTACCTCTTAATTTGTCTCCAAATTTGTTAATATGTTTATCCATGAATCCAGTTATCAGATTATCTGGTTTGGAGTTCATAAATTCAGTATGATAATATCTATATCTAAATTGACAAGATAATTTCAATATATCTGATGACTCTTGTGATAATGAAGAAACACCTATTTGGATTGGATATGCATCTGTCATTAAACAACGAAAGTTTACTCTGTCTGATTTACTTAGTGCTTCTACTAAAATAACACCAGTGTAGTCATCATGGAATCTTGAGTGGAATGCACCAGCAGTTCCATTCGATTGATAACTATTCATACTTCCTTGCCATAATTCTATTAGTTCTCTTTCTTCGAAATCATTTGTCAATAAAAACTCACAATCGAATTGGTCGTATTGTGGTTTATGTGGTATTGCTCTCTTTGGCCCATATTCTGAATCTTCTACTGTAAAGAATCCTCGGCCAGGGATTGATGCAGATGTGCATTTCATTCCTTTTACAGAAAGACCACTATTTTTTGAACCAGTACCAAACATTGCAACATTAAATCTGTTTGCCATTTGAGGCCCAGTCTGCATTTGTGCCTTAAATCTATCTATTTTCATACAACTTTTTTCCTACTTTCTTTCCAGACTGCATCCATACTAGATTTCTTGAATGATTCTATTGGTAAGAATATTGCAATTTCCCAGTCTGCACTATCCACTTTTGCAAATGCACTTCTTACATGTGAGGATAGATAATGTTTATAACATGCTTTATAATAAGGTTTACCACTAATACCTTTTAATAATTGATATGTTAGTCTAAACCTTGTAGTATCATCATACTTATCATTGTTTGTTTTGTCATACAATGAATCTAAAAATTGTGCTCGTAATGAGTGAGGTAGATAATGTAGATTCAATCCATAAAATCCACCTTTAGCAGGTTCTACTGGTATACACAATGGAAACCTATCATAGTAAGGTAGTGTTCGTTTGTGTTTTGGGTCATACATGAACATATACATATCACCAAAGATTTGTCTTTTTCTTTGTCTTGCATCTCTTAATAGTTCAGTTCTATTAACATTTTTTATTTGAGATACACGAGTACGAAACCATCTCATGGACTCTTTGGTTCTTGCTTGAATACCACCACGAAATGCTTCTCTTTCTAACTTGTCAAATAGTTTCCCTGCCATAATAGTATTTAGGTCATTTTACAAGGTGGTCTTCGGTAATTATTCTAAATTTATAATCCCTATCCTTGCAGTATTCTCTTGCAGCCTCCCATTTCAATTGATTGATACCATAGGTTCGTGCCTCTTTGAGATACCTTCCATAAGGTTTATTCTTCTTAGTGGGTTTCTTGGTTTGTGCTTTTGGTTTGACCTCAATAATCTCTACAATCAATTCATTCCTTGCATTTCTATATTTTATCTTGAAGTCTGGATAATAACGATGGATTCTATTGTCCAATCCACGATAAGGTATTGCAATCTCTTCACTCGACCATTCAAGTATATAAGGGTTCTTATCACAATACTTCATGAACCTCAATTCCCACATAGAACGATAGACAATTTTAGTGGGGTCACCTTTATACTTTTTATACTGTTTTGGTTTAAATCTTCCCTTGTAACTCATATAAATACCTTATACATAACTAAATCTACAGAGAGTATTTATATGAGTTTTTTTAAAAATTTAAAATCCAAGTTGTTAGGGTCAATCAAAGAAGACCTTAACTCTGCATTAGGTGGTAAGAGGATATCATTCAACTCAAAAATAGAGGGTGCATTAGATGACTTGATTGCAATGAAGACTGGTATCAATATATCTAATGTTCCTTCAAAGATATCAGAAGAAGCATTAATGGCTCAAGAATCTAGAGCAGCTGCAGAAAAAAATACAAAATTGCAAGCTCGATTGAGAGGAAGAAATGAACCAAATGAAAGGGAAATATTAAAGTTCCCTACAGATGACCATAGATTTATTGACAACTGGATTATTTTTAGAACTGTTGAAAAACAACATAAGGGTGTAGTTCCATCATCTCCAGACAGGGCTAAAGACCATAAGGGGAATGTATTTCAAGATAAGTTTTTTGGTAAAGGTAACTATGGAGTTAATTCCTCTGAAACTGGAGAAGCTCAAAATTCGACCACTAAAGAATACACTATAGCACTTTATTTCCCAACAGGTATAAAGGATGCAGTCAATGTAGAATACGAACAAAAAGAAATAGGATTACAAGACATATTAATGGATGACTTATTGAGTGGTGAATTTGGAGAATTATTTAATAGTTTGCAACCAGCAATGAAAGAGTCATTTATGAAAGCAAAACAAGCAATGGTATCCTTTCAAGCATTCCAAGATGGTACTGTTATTGATAATCCTAAATTTAATACCTATCAAGGTGTATCATTTAGAGACCATAGTTATACTTTTAACTTAAACCCATATAATGAAGCAGATGCACAAAGAATAACACAACTAATTCATATATTCAAGATGATGATGTTACCTATGTCATCTCACGAAAACCCAAGAAACATGATAATGCCTGCAGAATGGACTATTGATTTCATGGGGCCTATACTAGGACACATAGAACATCCACAAAATTGTTTCTTAAAATCATGTGATGTAGATTATTCTGGTGGTAAAGATATGTCATTTATTGAATCATTTAATGATAATAGTCATGGTCATGATGATGGTTCAATAGAACAAAGGTTGGGACATAATAGTTCAACAATGCAACATTATCCTAATGGGGTGACATTAAGTCTTACATTTCAAGAGATTCTTAACCTTGATAGACTTAGATATGTTCAAAGAGTATCTCCATATGCAATGGGTGCTAAACAAGATACTCTTGCTGAACTACAAGGATTTGAACAAGTATTATCAAATGCAATGAGAACTGCTGCACAAAATTCACCAACAGAAGATGGTATTCTTAATGAACATGGATATCCAGATGACTATGACCCAAGTTACTGGCCAAATACTAATAGAGGTCTTGCAAGAAGATGGAATAATCTAACACCAGTCGAGAAGAATGAGTGGTTAAGAGACAATAATTATTCATTTAGATATAACGAAGGAAATGGAACTCCAGATGATTAGAGGTAACAAATGACAGAGAAATACTTTAGACATTATCCAAATTTAGACTTTGATGTCAAAAATGATGGTAATTTAATACAAGCAAAAGATATATTTCGTAATATAAGAATATCTAGTCAATCATTAGATAGTATTGTAGGATATGAATATTATTATGTCGGTGACCAAGATAGACCAGATGTACTTGCATCTAAACTCTATAGAGATAGTACTTTATATTGGTTATTCTGGATGGTAAACGACCAGTTTGCAACCTATGAGGACTGGCCTAAATCCCAGAGAGTACTAGAAAGATTCATTAAAAGAAAATATTCTGGAAAGGGATTAGTTAGTTCGGTCTCAACAGATATAGTATCATCCAGTACATCAAAGTTTCTGCAAGGGGAAAAGGTAGTAGGTTCTACCAGTTCGGCATTTGGGTATGTCACCAAAGTAGACCCAACCAACAACCAAATAGTACTTAACGATATACAGGGAACATTCCAAGTAAATGAAACTGTCACAGGCTCCAAGAGTGAAAAGAGTTTTACTCTCAGTTCGGTTCGGAATTTCGAAGACTCTCCTCACCATTACGAGACCTCAGAGGGTCTTAAAACATCTATAAGTACAGGTAATACACCAGTATCTAACAAAGACTACGAACAAAAATTCAATGATGATAAGAGAAGTATCAAATACATTAGAATAGAATATCTCCCTGCTCTCCTTAGAGAGTTTAAGAGTATGATAAGAGAGTAATATAATATGCCCATAATGATAGGTAGAAATAGTCCTAATTCCTATAGGATAGAGAGTATTGTCATATCAAACAATGAAGGTAACTCATATGATGTGAGTAATATATTCGAGACCTTCACAATAACTGAAAGTATATATCAGATGTTCCTTACAGGTTCAATCACTATATTAGATGGTACTAATTTATTTAATCGAATAGGATTCACAGGACAAGAATATATTCGTATTCATGTTGCTGGTATACAAGGGAATGAGGAAACTGTACCA